GTGTAGCTTCTTTGGAAACAACAGATAACTGATCACTTTTTTTATCGGTAGCTTCGCTTTCCTTTGTGGCAACGTCAGCATATTGTTGTAGCTCACGTGCAATTTTCTTTAGCTCAGTCATGAGGTCGTCATGCTCACACTGGTGGGTACTTACGATTTCACCGACATTCTTTGGGTCAATTGGTTGTGTACATGTTGGGCATGAGTCAGACTTAGTGAAAAAATCAATAGTCTTGGTAACTGAATCCATTTTCGTTTTGAGTTGCATACCCTTTGACTTCAAATCATCACGAGAACGGCGTTTAGAGCGTAATTCACTCAAAACACTATCAAAGGTACTAGACTCGTTTTGAAGCGCTTCCAGCCGTGCTCTCGCAGCCTCCAATTCGATTTCTACATCAGATAACTCTTGCTCCAGCGTTTCAGTCGAGTTACTATTCATCAAATCGATCTTGTCAATCGCAGACTTTAAAACTTCGCCCTTAGATTTGATTGTGGATACTTCACGTTCTGCAACAGCAATAGCTTCTTTGTTTTTCTTTACCACGGATTTGATCAAACTATCCATCACCGAAAACACTTTGATATCCAAAATATCTTCTACAAATGCACGGCGATCTGCAGCACCTAGTGCCATAAATGGCTTGTAGTTTTCAACTGAAAGAATCGATGTTTGTAGAAACGTGCGATACGAGCAGTGCAGGATTTCTTTTTCCAGATAATCTTGGTAGTCACCAACCAGTGTTTGGTCAAGCAGTGTACCATTTTCAAAGATTTCAAACACGTTTGGCTTAATACCACGGCGAATCAAATAATTTTTACCATTCGCCTTTAAGTCAACCTCTACCATACAGTTTTTGTTGTTGATAGAGTTGACAATCAACGGTTTGGTAATTTGTTTGATTGTTTTGCCGAACAGACCAAAAACAATAGCGTTAATCAGTGTACTTTTGCCCCTACCATTAACACCACCAATCAAGCTGCGACGATATTTTTCAATATCCATCTCGATGAAGTCATTACCGATAGAGAAAAAGTTTTTAGCGCGTACTTTTGAAATAATCATGATGAAATTGTGTTTGAAATGTTTGTTGCCTCTTGATACAGGCTCATAATCTTTTGCTTGATAATTGCTTTGTCAAGTGGTGTATTTAGCTCTTGAATAACAGAGTCAATCACAGAAAGTGTAGACACTGCATCAACCTGTTTACCCACGGCAGCAGAAACTGCGGCAACATATGAAGACTCAATGACTTTAACGTCATGTGCGCCAGATGCATTCAGTGTGGCTAGAAATTTGTCAAACTTCTTTTGATCCTCTTTCTGCACCACAACCAGCTTAACAAAGTGGTCTTTCACATCAGCAAAATCAAACTTCATTCCTTCAACATAGTCGATACGCTTGAAAATTGTGTATGGATTCTGCACAAACGTGTATTCCAGTGTTTCGGTGTCTAGAACCCAGAAACCCTTTGGATCGTCACAGTCAACCCATGTTAGCTCGTAGGGTGTACCTGTGTATTGTACGTTATCTTTTTTTGACTGCGTGTGATAGTGACCACTAAAAACAATATCATATTGAGAAAACGCTTTGTGATCCATACCACTTTCCGCCTCATTCCCAGGCGACAACGGAAACAATGCAAACTCAAAATGACCAATAGCAACCTTTGAGGTTGTGTTCTTTGCGTATTTGAGACATTCTTCTTTGTTGTTTTGATTAATCCATGGGTAGAAGTCAATATCTAAACCATCAATATTAACTGTTTTAACAGTCGCGTCGATAATGTTAGTTGGTGTATTTTTTAACAGCAATCTAACAGAATTAATTTTATTGGTATTTGTAAACAGCGCGTCATGGTTACCGGCTAACACGTGGAATACATATCCGTTTTTCTTATCAAAAACTTTATCAAAGAAGTAGATATTAGATCGGTACAGGGTGTTGAAATGAACTTCGCGCCGGTAGTCAAACAAGTCACCAGTTTGAATAATATGTTCGATACCATGCTCTTCAAAATAATCAAACATAAAATCACATGACTTTGCAAAGTAGTCATGAAACTTGTCTGCCGATTTACTATGGCCCAGGTGCTTGTCACCAATTATTGCAACTTTACTCATAGATCAAAAATATCCACTTCAATATGTTTAGGTTCCTTCAACACTTGCGCCTTTGCAACAGGATATGCTGTTTTATTTCTGTGGACAAGTGAGGGGTGAACTTTTTTCTTTTTCTCTTCGTAGTAGTCAGTCAGTGCGTCATTCTCTTTCAAAAATTCCACAAATGCGTTTGATGTGTCAGCATCATCCATATTAGAACCATGCTCGACAAATTCATGAGACATTTTCTCACGCACTAATTTTGCTTTGACTGAGGTTTGATGGTTTTCTTTTTTGATGCGCTCTAAATTTTGATTCCAGCAAATTTGTGAAAAAAATGCAAATGGATTGTTTGATTTTTCAGGATCAAAATTGTGTGCTTTGATGATACATTTTACAATTGAATCGCCAATCATCTCATCTTTATAAGTGTAGCCGACAAAATTATAGTTGTTGGTTAGATTAGTCGCAATACGAAATATTGCCGAGCCAATTTCATTTGGCACTGTTGGTAACTCAATCCCCTTTGCTTGCGCATCTTTGTATGCTGCGCTGTAGATTGAACATGCTTCGAAAAGCTCTTTGTTTGATACGTAATGATTACTTTGACTCATATGGATTGAATTGTCCTTGTTTGTTATTCACAATCTCTATTTTATGACTGATTGTTAATATGTCAACTAATCGCAATTCTCCCATTTTCATAGGCGCAGCCGTATGGTGATAAGTTAAAGAAGAGAGAAATCAATCATGGGTGTGGGAGCGTAGCTCTACCCGAAGGGTTCTTACTTCTTTTCTTGTTACCATACTTCGAAGAGTAAATATGTTTTACTCTAGCTCTTGATATGTTCCGTATCTCTTACGAGCCGTACTGATATCGCATTCCTGTTCTCCTTATCGACCGAGTTTTTATCACCAGATTGCTCCGATGCACAGACTCCACACTATATCATGCTGGATATAGTGAACTGTGTTGAATCACCATTTTCATGAGGTCGTTTACCAAACCATGTGGAAGACATGGTTTGCCTGCGGCTGCGTAAAATTTATTTCAGGGAGTGAAGTGATATATTCTGATGGATGAATGCAGTTCATCGTTTTTTAACGCCAACGTTTACTCTTCGACTTAAACGGCGATCCCTATTGAGACACGAGCCTAGGATTGGGCTGCTTCGCTGGTGAGTGTCACAAACCAGACTTGGTATATTTTGATGTATTAACGCAAGTTTATGACGGATTTTTTATCTGTCAACTATTTATGGTCGCTTCTTCAGACCAAGATCGTACTCAGTCATAATTATGAATTCAATGCCTCTCGCAGCGCACCACGCCCTTGCAGCCTTCCATTTTGACTGATTTTTAACGTATGTCAACACTGCCTCTTGGTAGCGCTTGGTGTTAGGGTTCTTTGGTGGTACCGGCATCTGTGTCTCTACAAATGGTTTTATTTCAACCAGAAACGTCTTGATATCACCACTTCGAGTTTTGACCCGCATCAATGCGTCAGGAAAATACCGGTGCATTCGTTGATCAGTTTCGCAGAGATAAGGTATAATCAATTCTTCGCTTGAGTAGTGAAGAACGTTTGGGTTGTTGTCGCATTCATGAAAGAATCGACGTTCCCAATTGCTACGCAAAACAATCCCTTCAGGGTCGCCTGCGTATTTCTCTTTGTTTTTTGGAACCCACTTCTTAACAACTGGTCTACTCATTTTGATTCATTCTTTGTTCGCGTTTCAATGACTCTGCGATCATATCAATTTCAATAGTCATTTCCCAAGGAAGCATGCTTTCGATGCTTTCAGTACTGTATTTGTACTTGTACCTGAGTAAGTGAAGAGCCTTGTATAGCTCCCCTAAACTAATCCTACTCAGGGTTATAGGAAAAAATTAGAAAATCCTGTGGTTGACTTTGTGTGTTCTTTACCACATGCTTTGCATTTGTATTGACTGTGTAACTTGACAAGCGGCATCTCTTTAAGAAATACACTGATCTGCTTTTGTTGCCTTGGTGTCATACTTTCGACAAACTCATATTTTTCTTTGTGTGACCAGTCAAGTGTTTCCTCATCTGTGTAGACTGCTTCGATACAGTTTGCAACAACTTCAAAAGTTGACTCGGCATCGGTTTTAATTACAGATGCAAAATCAAGAATGGTTGGATGTACCATTTTAACACTATATTCAGTTCCTTCGACTTTAAAGATCGAATTCTTTGGTGGTTCTGGAAACACTGTAGCTTCAGTCACATCAATTGTGAATTCTGTTTTGGCTTTTGGGTCGCACGTGCAACCACCAATCATATCGATAATTTCACCGATTGATTTAGCGCGAATCTGCAGAAAAATGTATTCGGAATCGTAGTATGGAATCTCTTTCGGATTCAAATCTGTACATACAGCAACAATGTTATTAATCGCTGCAGCAACCACATCAATATCAGATTCTTGTAGCGCAAGTAAAAGCGCTTTTTCGTCTTTCACTGTGAAGGGCCGAAAATGAATCTTTTTACCTGTAGAAGGTTGGGTTGTCACATATGTGGGTTGAATAATCATAGTATTGTTAACTCATTAAAATAGTGGTAAACCTTGATCAGTTCTTTGGAAATTGAAATCATATTCATCCTGTTGAACTTCTAAGTTTGCGGGTTTAGGTTTTTGAATCACCAGTTTTGGTGCTGCGCTTGTACGCAAAATACCATCTTTATTTGTGTATGACTCAAAATACACATCTTCAAAAACAAACTCAACGTTTAAATCAAGCACATTTGTTGCGCCAGCGTAGGAAAGTTCCATGCTGTTAATTGTTTTTGGATAGACGTTCTTATACACGTATTTATATACTACATCATCAGCTTGATTAAGCATATACACGGTTAGCGATTCTGCGGTGTAATCATCAGGAAAACTGAACTGTCGGTTATATGGTACCACGAGTTGTTTCCATGTATCGAATAAACGTTTGATTTCAAAATCTTGATCAATATAGAAGTTAAGCACTAAGTTTTGATAATCAATATCATATGCGTATTTTCTGCGCACACCATTTTCCACAAAATTATCGTTGGTTGCGAGAAACATATGCGGTGTTTGTGCAGCATGGCACCAAAGCGCGGCAAGTTGGTTACTCACGTTACCTGGAATTTTTGAAGGTACGATTATCTCAACATAAAACAAATTTTGTCTTGCTATGTTTTTGCTTCTCAATTGTGAGGAAAATTCTAATAGTGTTGGTGCTGACATTCTTATGACTTCATTAAATACATACAACTATTTAACGACTGACATATGGCAAATACATTACTCCAAGGCAACAAAGTATTATCTTATCCCCTAAACCTCGCGGCAAACGAGGTTGATGAAAGAGGTGCGCCTGTTCAATACATGCTATTCAAAATTAATGATTCTGTACGATCACAAAAACTGCGCGATGATAAGGGATTGGGGGATGTGCTTGTTAACGACATGAGAGACGGTACAGGCATTGCAACAACAATTGGTGCAGGGGTGGCCTCAAAGAACGCCGATCCAGCGCTACGGGTCATGTACGGTGACGAAGCGGTAAACAAAGAGCGGTGGCGCATTCAAAAGGGTATGACCCGCATGGATCGTGCAATTGCGCTGCCTATGCCAAACGAACATAGTGTTAATACATCGATTGACTATGATGACAAGAAACAATCTCTGTTAACTGTTACTGCAGAAAATGCGGGAC